CGCGTCCTTCTGCTGCTGGCCGATGTAGTTCGCGCCGCCTGCGATGGCGGCCCAGATATCGCCACTCACTGGACACCTCCAGGCGGCGCCTGCTGCGGCTGGAATTGGCCCATCGGCGGCTGCTGCGCGTCTTGTGCGCCTTCCTGCGGTGCTTCCTGCTGCATGCTGTCGAGCTGGTTGAGGATGCGGCCCATGAAGTCCTGCCGTCCCTCGGGGCTATCCATGCCGGGCATGCCCATCGCCTGCATCGTGGACGCGAGCCAGCCGCAGAGGATCAACGCGACCTTGTCGTGCTCGTCGTCCGTCAGCGGCCCGAGCTTGGTTTCCAAGCTGTCGATCAGCTTGCCAACGAACAACGCTAGCGCGTGCGCCGGATCGTTCGCCGCGCCGAGCATCTTGCGGATCATCGCCGCCGTCTCGTCGCGCAGATACACCTTGCGTGCGGCCGCGAGGTAGGTCTTGATCTTGGCGGGGTATTCCTCGGGGATGTAGCCGACCATTTGCGAGGGATCGCCGCCGTCCGGCGAGCTGCCCTGCTCGGGTGCCTGCTCGGGCATCGGTTGCTGCATGTTGTCAGCCATTGTGGCGTCAGCCATACCCACCTCCGAATTGCGACAAGGGTACCGCATTCGCGTTCACGGGCTGGCCCGTGCGCGGATCGACAATCGCCGCCTGTCCGTTCGCCTGCGTGCGGGCGAGGTTCGACGTGTCGATCGACGTGGGCGCAGGCGGGGCGCCCCATGCGCCGTTGTCGCCCACGCTGTTGGGCGGCGCTGCGTCTCGGAAGCCCGCAATCGCGTTCTCCTTGTAGTTCAAGTCGAACTGCTTGTCCTGCAACTGCCACGCGCGCGCCTGTTCCTGCAACCACCGGCGCTGTTGGAAGTCGAGATTCGAGAGGTCGCTCTTGTTTTCGTAGGTAAGCTTTTCGTCCTCTTGATCCCTTGCGCTCTGCGCGCGAGAACGCGCGTAGGCGCCGACGACAGCGACAGCGAGTCCGATCCAACCGCCTTGGCGGCGGGGACCGTTGAAGGGCTTCACGGGACGGCTCACGGCATGCCTCCTGCGGGCAGCGCGTAGCCCGGTCGCGGGTTCGTGCCGGGCGCGGCTGTGCCCGGCTCCTGATACTCGGGGAACAATCCTGCGAGCATGTCGTCGATGTTCGACGAGTACGTGTTGAAGAAGCCCATCACGCCCTGCGGATCGCGCCAGATCGACGGATCGGAAAAGGCCGCTTGAAGGAGTGTGTTGAAGGTCGCCGATCGCTGGTTCGCTCGTGCCGCCGCGCGCTGGTCGGCCAGCTCCCACTCGCGGTTCTGCTGGCGGTTCTGCTGGTTGATGTCGAACTGGCGCGCCTGCTCGATCAAGGCGTCGTGCTGTGCGCGCGCACCGATGCCGGCGACCTGCACGGACGTCTGATTGCCCATCCGTTCGATGTTCTGCTGGTTCAGCGCCTCCTGGTTACGGTCGCGCACATCCGCGTACTGGCCGGCGTCGAACTGCGCGATGGGCACCATCTGGTCGTACGCGGCGCGTGTGGCAGCGTCGCTGTAGAGGCTTCCCGAAAGGCCGGCGCCGCGGGCTGCGGCAAACGCGCGGGCGTTCTGCTGCGCGTTCTGCACGAGCGGGTTGTCGCTGCGCATGAGGTTGCCGAGCTGGTTGCTCAGGAGTTCGTTGTTGCCAACGCTCGTCAGCGCGACGCCGGTCGGCGTCTGCGAGATGCCGTTCACCATCGGCGCATTGACGTTGAATTGCGAAAGAGGAGGGGCGGTAGGCATGGACGGTCCTTTACGTCTTGTCCGTGGTCAACGGTTCGGACGTGGTGAGCGAGATATGCGTGATACGGACCGGCACCAACGCCGGGTTCAGCAGCGCGGGCTTCTGCGTGCCGTCAATCAGGAGCTTCAACATCCGCCCCTCCGCCTGCGTGTCGAACTTCAGATACCGCTGCGGCACGGGGATGTAGGCGCGGTACTCGATGAGGGGAAGGACTTGGGTTTCCTGGCGGACATCCGGGTCGTCGGACTTGATGACTTCCTCGAAGAAGGTAAAGTCGATGATCGGCGCGTCGAACTTCACGCGCGTGTAGAGCGTCAACTGGCTACCACCGTACGCGTTGACGAACACCGTCGCGGACTGCCATTGGTTGTCGATCGTCGGATAGGCCGGATAGATCGCCGCCAGCTCCATGAAGCAGGGCATGTAGGACGCCACGTCGTCCGCGTAACCGCTGTCGATCTTGACGACGTACGGGAAGTACGGCGTGATTCCCGTCGTAACGACCGTGCTGTTCTGGTTCTCGAACGAGGCGAGGATGACTTCCTTGCCGTCCGACAGCGTGCCACTGTAGATGTGCCGGATCACGCCCGCGTTGGTCGGGAACGTGTTCGGCACCGTACCCGTCGTCATCGAGTTGGGCCGCTCGACACGCTGGAACGTCGACACCGGCTGGTCGCCCGCGTCGAACATTGTGAGCGTGTACACGTAGCCGTCGGCGAAGTATAGGCGGTACTGGCGCTTGTTGCGCACGCCAATCGCATACAGCGCCCGCGAGGGACGAGAGCCGATGGAGAGGTCCGCTTGCAACCGGCCTTGCAGCCAGAGCTGCGCGGCGGCGCTCAAGGGCAGCGTCTCGAAGTCGCCGTAGGCGTTGACCGTCCGCACCGTCTCGACGCCACGGTAGCTCGTCCACACCGCCTGCCCGACGAGGTTCACGAGCGTGTACTCGATGCAGTTGATCGCCGGCGAAATCATCATCGGGGTGTAGCCCGAGCCACCGCCTGCCGTGGTAGGGCTGTTACCCTGCAATCCGCGGGTCGAGCGATCGGTCCAGACGCCGAGCGTCTGGCCGTTCAAGGTCAGCATGCCAGTGATCGGCTCGCCGAAGTTGTACACCGCCGCACCGATTGCCCCGACGACGGTCAAGGGCTTGCCCGTTGCCGTGTTGACGACCGCGCCTGCGTCGAAGCCAAGATGCAGGTAGCCGAGGTGCGCCGCGAGGTGGCGCGGATTGTCCGAGGCCACGGGGCGTCCGGTGCGGATGCGCACGGTGAACGTGCCGTCCCACATCGTCGCGTACTCGGCGCCGTTCGCGATGTAGGCGGCGCGTCCTTCGGGGACATCCCAGAAGTTCGCGTCGATGACTTCGTAGCGCGAGATGTTCGCATCGATCGCCGCACCCGGCGGGAAGGTCGAGGGGTAGTCCTCCGCCCCCACGTACGCCAGCAGCGTGCCCGTAGCGGCGTTCGTCGCCGGATTCGAAGGGCCGGTGCGGATTTCGTCGCCGGCCTTGAGGCGTCTGATCTTGCCGGCTGCCGTGCCTTCGTATTCGTTGGTACCGATGACGACCGTAAGTACGCCGACCGCATCCTTGACGACGAACGAGGCATCGCCCGTATCCACGCAGTAGTGGATGATGTTCGCCGCCACGTCCTGCGCAGGCGCGGCTACGATCGTCGGATCGCGAATCCAGACGGTGCGCGTGGTGGGCGTGTAGTAGACCGTGATCGCATACGCGTCGACCTGCACGGCCGAGGCGATGGTGCCGTTCAACTTCCGCCAACGCACCGCAACACCGAAGGACGGGTCCTTGATGATCGTGGTCGTGAGCTGCTCGCCCCACGCATCCGTCGATCCGCCGTAGGTGCGATCGGTGAGCGCGCCGGGGACGATGAAGCCATTCGCCTTGTTCTGCGATCCGATGCCGTTCGGGAAGGCGCTCGACGTGAGGCGCACTTCGCTATCGATCCACCCGTTCGTGCCGGCCGCATTGCCGTCCGCGCGCAAGCGAACGACGACGCCGAGAATCGTGCTGTCGTCCGGGATGGATGCAAAGTTGAAGGTCTTGCCCGTGAGGAAGGAGGTGACCTGTCCCGCGGCCGCCGAGCTGGTCCACGTTGCCACCGCGCCATCCTGCACGAGGATGTTGTTCGGGTTGACCCAGCCGCCCGGCGTCGCGGCGACGGTCGGGAACACCTCGCCTGTGTTGACGGGATCGAGTAGTTGGATGTTGGCAGTCAATCCCTGCCGGCTGTATTCGTAGATCGAGTAGTCGAGCTGACCCTTCGGCCCGAATCCGGCCGGCGAACCGGTAGAACTCAGGTAGTACGGAAGCTCGCGCGTGATGCGCGGACGCGTCCACGTCGGCGGACTCGGTACCTGCCATTTCGGCGGGTCGATGATCTGCGCGCCGTACGCCTTGGCGTAGGACTGGTTCTTGACGTACTGCTCGTACGTCTCGTACAGCAGCGCGCGTGTGTTGTTCGGATCGGCGCTGAGGGCCGAGGTCGTGCCGAACCGGCAGACGCGCATAAGCAGCAGCGTCGACCCGTCAGCCGAATAGAGGTCGAGGTAATCACTGGTCGCCGGGAAGGCTTGGCCCAGCGGGTAGTCGTAGACGACGAACTGCCCGGCCGCATCCGCACTCGTCCAGTCGCCGGAGTTGAGCTTGACGGACAGGATTTTGCCGACCATCTTGCCCGTCGCACTCGTGACGAGGACATGCCCCTCCAGCGGGTAGGGCGTACCAGTGCCATTGGTGAAGGTGTACGTCACGCAATCGTGGATCGCGTAGGAGTTGTTGCCGAAGGTGAACTCGGCATCGATCGGGCTTTCGTTCCGGCCGGGTACCTTCCCCACCGAGGCCGAGTGCGCGAGCTGGATCACGTTCTTGATGTTGTCGTACCACGGGATCGTGATGTCCGACACGTTCATGAGCACGGGCGGCGTCGTGAGGACCGACACCTGCGCGCCCGAGGACACCCCCGTGATGACCGTCGCATTCGGATAGGCCGTGACGTCCGTCCAGTCCGTGAAGGTCTGGATCGGGTAGGCCAGCGCCAGCGCGCTCGGGAAGCTGCCGGTCGGTGCCGCGTCGCCGATGAAGATCGCGTTCAGCGTCGGGCGCCCGGCGGAGAAGATCGTCACCTGCTCGCCATAGATGAAGGCGCCGGTCTTGTTGGCCGAGTTGTAGAAGCAGATGACCGCATCGTCGATTTCCGGGCCCGACACGCGCCCGTCGTAGCGCGTCCAGCCGAGCCGGCGCACGAGGCCGGCGCCTTGGTCCTTCTCGAAGTTGAGGCAGTTGGTGAGCGACCCCTTCGGCGAATTGATCGACGAGGTGCGAAGGTCGACGCCGCCTTCGATGGACACCAAGGTTTCAGGCATAGCAGGTGTCCACCTGAATGCGAGGCAGGAAACGGGCTTTCAGGCGATCCATGTAGCGATTGCACTCGGCGATGGAAGCTTGGAGCAGGGGACCTGTGTTCATGCGCGACTCGCAGATCATGCGGATCGCAATCCACGCAATCGCCTCGTGGTACATCGGCGGCAGGATCGGCACGTCGGTGCCGGCGCTCAAGGTCTGGTTCTTGATGCGGTAGTCGAACTTGATCTTCCAGTTGCTACCGGACGGCGCGAGGGCGGGCGTGGGGTCCAGCTCCAGCGTCAGGCTCGGTTGCTCGGTAAGGAAATTCGGCTGTGCGGCCGCCGGACGCGGCAGGCGGTCGCGAAAGCCCCGCCAGTCGATGTACTCGACGAATGGGTAGACGTAGTCCTGTTCGAACGACGCGCCGCCGTCGTAGAGGAGGAAGTAAGGCTGGTTGTTCTCGGCCCAAAACGGGATGAAGCTGTAGTAGTCGGCGATCTGGACCTGAATCTGCGCTTGCGTGTAGGTGCGCTGGCCGGACGTGAGTTGCAGGACCCCTTGCTTTCGCATGAAGTCCCACGAGGGGTGCTCGTTTTGCAACCACTCCCACGCACGCGGGATCGCGTCTGCGATGTCCAACGCCATCTGATCGCTTGTTGCAGCAGGCGGGATGGCCGTCGGCTGCGAACCTCCGGCCGCGTTACCCGAACGCAGATACCGATGCGCGTACTGGCACAATTGCAGGTACGTCATCGCGGCCATGCGCTTAGCCCGCTGCCACCAAGTCGTACTGCTCGTCGCGCATGATGTCCTCGATATCGCCGCCGAGCGCCATCGCGATCTTGAGGCGGATGTCGTGGTTCGTCATGTCGCGGAAGGCGAACATCGGCATCTGCTCGAACAGAATGTTATGGATGCCGATCAGCGCGGAACGGGTCTTGTTCTTGAAGCACTCCGTCGCCTTCGCCTCGCGGGTGAAGAAATCGAAGTAGCTCGTCGGCAGGTTCTCCGTGCCTGGCACGTCGCCGTGGTCGATGAACGGGATCGTGTCCTTGACAGTCGGGGTGATGATCTTCGTGACCTTGCCCTTGCCGTCGCGCTCGTAGCGGGACACCGCATCGGAGCCGTCGTCGCGCAGCTGCGTGTTGCGCATGCTCTCGTAGTACGGCCACGGCATGTCCACCGGAACGCCGACCGGAACGTTCCAGATCAGGCCGTTCCAGCCCACCGGTTGGCAGTAGGCTTCCTGCGTATCGGTGCGGCGCTGGAGCGTCACGCGCCGCATGCGCCCGCCCCACTTGCCCGTGGTGCCGAGGTTCGGGATGCCCTTGGCCTTGACGGGCGTCGGCTCGCCTTCCGGCTGCGGCGGCTGCATCGTCGCCACGCGCGGCTCGCTGCGCTGCTCCCGCGAACCCTGCACGACAGTACGCAATTCCTCGTCGGTGAAGGACTCCGCCGGCGCAGTGCCGAGCAGGAGCGTATGCGCATCGATGAGTTCCGCGCGGGTCGCGTCGATGAAGTTGTTCTTCAAGAGGTTGCCGATGGATCGCTTGCCGGCCATGTGAATCTCCTAAGAAAAAGGGCCGCAGGGGTGAGCTGCGGCCCGGAAGGGAAAGCCCGAAGCGGGTCGCTTACGGGGCCGTCACGTAGTACTGGACGTAACCGTCCACGAGGCGGAGCGTGGTCGAGGTGCCGGCCGCCGCGACGAGCTGGAGCGTGTCGTTCGCGAGCAGGGTCGGACCCGCCAGCACCGTGGCGATGGCCACGTCCAGCGTGGTCGCGCTCTGGAGCGTGGTGAGGGCCGAGCCGAAGGCGGTCGCGCTGCCGGTCGTGCCGAAGTTGACCGTCACCGAGCCGCCGACGTCACCCGCCGAGCGCAGGACAACGCGCGCGAATCGGATGCCGGCGAACTGCGGCGAGGTGGTCGGGAACGCGGCCGCGAAGTCGATCAGCTTGAACACATCGGCCGTGGTGAAACCGACCGGGATGTTCCCGCGGAAGTAGCTCGTGTAGAGGATGCCCGCCTTGTCGCAGGGCGGGTAGATCGCCTCGTACAGGGTCGAGCGCAGCGGGTTCTGCTTGTAGGTGTTGTCGGCGTAGTAGGTGGCCATGATGTTCTCCTTACGGCGTCAGCGTGGCGCCGGTGTACAGACGCCAGCCCCAGTCGTTGGTGATGATGTAGGCCGCGTCCCACCACGTGCAGACGAGGTCCGCGTAGGCGTTCGTCGGATCGTACTTGTCCGGCTGGTCGAGGAGCTGCGTCTCCAGATTGCCGCCGCCTTCCTTGCCCGAGCCGCCGAGCTTGACGGTGCGAATCGTGTTCTTCGCCATCAGGATGTTCTGGTACACGTCCGCCACGCCCGCGGTGTTGATGAGCGTGGTCGAGGACGCACCCGAACCCGTGAGGATCGGCGCTTCCTGCGTGAGGTAGAACTCGATGTTCAGCCAGTTGCCGAAGTGGGTCTTGTGCTTGGGCTTGCCGCTCGGGAGGCTGATCGACGGCTGGAAGCCCGGCAGTGCGCGGATGTCCGGCTGGAGGTCGGTATGGCCGAGGAACACCAGCGAGGCTTCGACCGGGTTCGTGCCTTCCTTGTTCGTGCCGCCCTGCCCGACCGAGATGTAGCTACCCTTGGCCTTGAGGATGGCGCGGGTCAGCATCTGGAGGCGGGAGGCCGTGACCGGGCCGTTGACCTGATTGATGGCGCCGACAGCGACCGAGTTGTAGGCGATGTTCGGGAGGGTGAGCAGCGCATTCCAACGCACGCGCTCGCGGTCGAGGATGACGAGTTTCGCCATCTCACTGCGGGCGCCCTTGAGGGCCGGGAACGGGGTGAGCTTCAGGGTCTGTCGGGAGATTTGGAACATCTCCGAATAGCGGAACATCTGGACCGTGAAGTCCTCGTAGATTTGCGTGCGCGCTTCCTTGCTCGTACCTTCCGGCGCGGGGGTCGCGTCCGGTGCCGGCGTCAGGTAGCGACGGCTGGCGAGGAACGCGTTGGAGTTCGGCGGGAGCGTGTCGACGTCCGCGAACTCGTCGATGACCTGGAAGGTGTCAGCGGACTCCAGCAGGTCCTTGTTGATGAAGTATTGCGGGTTGACAGAACCGTTGGGAACGTTCTGCTGTGCGTAGGTAGTCAGGGCCATGATGGCGTTTCCTTAAGCGGTGTTTCGCTTCCACTCGTCGTAGCCGCCGCCTGCGATCGCATCCGCGTACGGATCGCCGCTCGGCGTCCACACCGCGTTGCCCGTCGTGCGGGCGCCTCCGGTGCGTGGCTGCGTGTCTTTCAAGGCGTCCTGTCGGCGCGTGGCGAGGTCCGGCGTGGAAGGGGCGGCCGTACTCGGGTTGTCCAGCGCAAACACTTCGCGGTTGAATCGGGCGATCACACCACCGACCACGCGGGGCGACGGATGGCGCAGGGTGTCCCACAGGTAGCTCGCCTCGTCCGGGTCGTGACCGTTGACCCATGCAGCGAACTCGGGATGCCACTGTCGCTTGTCGTCCGGAATGCGGTTGCCGTGCTCGTCCTCGATCCCGCAAATCTGACGCCAGTTGTCGCCTGCGACTTCCCCGATCGTGTCGAATGCTTCATGCATCCGTCGTTCGGCGCGCTCCGACTCGATCGCGGCGTAGCCGCTGCGCAGTTCCTGCACGGTCTCGCGCAAGGACTGCAACTCCCGCTGCATCGGATCGATGCCACGGGCCAGATCGTCTCGGAAGGCTTGGATTCGCTGGTCGATCGCTGCAGCGTCGTCGGGATATGCCTTGACGTGCTGTTCCCACTTGTCGAGCTGCGCCTGCGCGGCCTGTCGATCCGCTCCTTGGGGGATCGCCGCCGTGGCAGCACGAGCATCGGCAAGATTGTCGGCGCGGGCTTGTGCCGGGGCCGGGGTAGGACGAGCGGGAAGGGAGGCTGGGTTCCCGTTTCTGTAACGATGAAGCTGTCCGTTCGTCCGGATGTACCGCTCCTTGAAATCGGCGGCCTCGGACTGCAAACGGCGAAAATGATTCTGAACCGCAGGGTCCAGTTTGTCAAACCCCTCGAACGGTAGCCGTTCCGCCGCAGGAGCGGGCGCCTGCGAGCCGTCCGCCGGCTTGGTGGCGAAGGTGCCGTCCGAGTTGCGCGGCTGTCCTGCGGCTTCCTGTGCGGCCTGCGCGGGTTCCGCAGCGGCAGGCTCGGGTGCCGGAACAGGCGCAGCCTCTACCGGCTTGGACGGCGACGGTTCGTCGGCCTCTTTCCATGCCTTGTAGCCGTCGCCGGCAATGGCGTCCGCGTACGGGTCGTGTTCGGTGTTCATGCGTTATCCCTCATCGGGTAGTTTCCGAAGCTGTCGGTCGATCGAAAGCCATTCGCTGCACGCAACGGCCTTCGCCTTGTTCACAAGGTCGGACTCGCGCGAGTTCGCCAGCGCCATGACCGCCTCGGCGTGCTCGGCCCGCATGTCCTGCGCGTGCTGAAGCACGGCCTGCCACGTCGTGCTGTCGAGCTGGATGCGCTGGCGTAGTTCGTTGATGTCCATGCAGTCAGTCGAACCGGCTATGGGGGTCGGACGGCTTGTTCTGCTCCGCCATCACCTGCTGCGTGGCGCTCATCTTCGCGTCGAGCACCGCCTTGAAGCGCTGCGTATCATCCGAGCGGGCGGCCTTGTCGGCCTCGACGGAGAGCGCCGCCATGTCCAGCTCGCGGCTGGTGGCTGCCTCGATCAGTGCCACCTTCATGCGGTACTGCTCGACCGTGATGTCGCCTTGGATGCGCAGCGCAAGGTTCTGCTGCTCGGCCACCATCTGCATCTGTGCGATGCGCTCCTTGCTCTGGAGTTCGGCCAGCTTGTTCGGATCGCCCTGCTGCTGTTGCTGCTGGATCGCGGCTTGGTTGGCGAGTGCTTTCTCCCGCGGTAGCAGGATCGCGTCCTTGTTCGGCAGGCCGTCGATGTTGGCGACGAGCGCAGAAAGTTCCTCGTACGGATCGGTGAAGCCGGCGTAGCGGGCATTGCTGGCAGCCTGCATGAAGGCGCTGAGATGCTGGATCGCAAGGTCCTTCGCGACGAGCTGCGTCGAGGCGATGGCCTTGGGCACCATGTCGAAGCCGGTTGTCTCGTCCGGCTGGTAGAGCTTGATCCACCACATCGCGCGTTCGCAGATCGGCTCGAACGCGTTGTCGTCCGCGTAGGCGGCGATCATCTTCTGGAAGATGTTCGCGATGTTGGCCGCCATCACCATGCCACTGGCAGGCATTTCCTCGCGGTTCGCGCCGCCGTCCTCCATGATCTGACGGAACAACGTGTCGTCGTCCATCATGTCCAAGAAGAACTTCACCATCTGGAGGTTTCCCTCCACGTTCGTCGGTACGTTGACGGACGCGAAGAACTGCTCCAACGGCTGGCCTTGGTTCTCGACCGAGAACACGTTCAGCCCCGTCATCCGCCACTGCTCGCGGTTGGGCTGCACCTTGCCCTGCGAGACGAGCATGATCGGCGCAACGCCGGCCGCTGCGTTGGCGAGCATGGCCCGCACGCCGCCGTTGAGGCCGCGCTGGCTGGCGCGCGCGAGGTAGGGGTAGCCGTAGCCGAAGATCGTGTCGTCGGCCTGCATGATCGTGAAATTGTAGTAGTCGACCCGGAAGTCGCGCTCCAGCGGGGTCAGCTTGAACTTGATGCACTTACCGTTGCAGCTCCACAGGTGCAGGAGCGGCATGTCCTCGTGCTCCCACTCGATGCCGAGGCAGTCGCGCAGGCGCTTGGGGTCGATGACCTTGTGGGTTTCCAGCACGGCGTACACGTCGTCTACCGGCTCGCGCAGATCGGTATGAAGGTTGCGCTTGGTGACGGACGTGCGGAAGGCGCCTTCGAGCTTGGGGTCTTCCTCCTTGAGCAGCTCGTCGATCGTGCTGGCGATCGTGCGCGGGTAGCGCTTGAACTCGGCCAGCTCGCGCTTGGAGAGAATCTGGACTTCGTAGGTCGCACTCGACTGGCGCAGGCTCGGCGTCATGTCGTAGTAGAACCGCCACGGGTCGACGCGGCAGAACTCGGCCTTGGGCAGCTCCTCGATGTTGAGCGATCCATCCGGGCCGAACGTGCGCTTGTACTTGGTGGTCGGATACGGCCCCTTGAGGATGCCGACACCGATGCGCGCGCAGTCGAAGATGGCCTTGCGTGCTTCCGCTTGGAACTTGCAGTCGCGAAGGAGCTGGAACACCTTCTGCTGCATCTTCTCGGCCGCCTGCTTGCACGCGGCCTGTGCCGCCGACTTCGGGTCGGGCGGTGGCTGCGGCTGGCCGTCGGGGCCTGGCTGCGGCGGGGGCATCGCCTGCGCGTAGCGCTGGACTTCCTCGGGCGACAGCTCGTCCGGCGGGTCTACGCGCATCGGGAAGTCGTTCGCCGGCAGGAGCATGTCGGCGAGGCGGGCGGCGCAATTGAGGGTCTTGCTGCGCGTGGCGTGAATCTGTATCTGCTGCGGTCCGGTCTTGCTACTGTCGGCCGCATCCGCCGGGTAGGCCTTGCTGCCGTCGAGCCGGTCCTCGCCCTTGAACTGGCGTTCGTCGTCGATCCAGCGGTCCTCGATCGGCTGCTTGGCCTTCACGGCCCGCTGCCAGTCCTCCTCCACTTCCTTGGCAATGAGGTTGAGGCGCGACACCTGCTCGGCCACCAGCGCATCGACGGCGGCGGACAGCTCGGGCGGGGCGTTGTCACCCGCGGCCTGCATCTGCTGGCGCAGCGGGTCGAGCAGCGCGAGGTCGAGCGAGCGAGGGTCGCTGGCGGCAAGCGCCTGCAAGCCTTGGATGCTGAGGTCGTCCATTCTTTTTAGAGGATCGCGTCGGTGAGGGAAAGCGACTGCTGCGGCAGGCTCGCGTCGTAGGCGCGCATGTGGTGGTTGTTCGGCTTCCACCCCGGCGGACGCTGCTTGGCGTACTTCAGACCCATCACGAGGTACCGCGTGGCCGCCATCAGGTCGTAGTGATGGTCCTGCGTGCGGTCCATGATCCGGCCCTTGTCGTCACGTGAATACGTCGCGTACTCCTGCCGCCAGAGCGACAGCGTGTCCAGCACGTAGAAGCGCGACCCCAGCATGCGGTCGTACACCTCGGCCAACCCCTCGGTGAGGTTCTTGTTGGCTTGGAAGCACGGATTGTGCAGCGCGTTCCGGTACTGCTCGAACACGCCCTTGCCGTCGGTGATGTTGGCGCCTGCGTAGTCGATCACGCACGGAATCCAGTCGCCGCGGCGGTGCACGACATCGACATGCACCGGCAGCGGTTGCAGGTTCTTGCGGTACTCGGCGTACAGGTAGAGCGTGTCCGACTCCATGTCCACCGCGCCCCACAGCATGCCCGTCGGGTCTTGATAGCCGGGGTCGATCGCTGCAATGCGCGGCCAGCTGTCGGGAATCTCGAAGTGCGGGATGACGAACTCGCGTTCGTCGACCGGCCACACCTTACCGCTGCCGAGGCGTGGAATGCCCTTGGTGCGCGCGTCGATTTCGTGCGGCAGGTAGGAGGCGATCGTCTCGGCGCGGTCCTTGGCGGACAGGTGCGCGAGCGGGATGTCGTCCCAGCCAATGAACGTGTACCAGTGCCCCGACGCTTCCGGGTCCGTCGGCTTGCCGTCGGCGAACTCGGGCAGCAGGTGCGCAATCAGCGGCGTAACGCCCTTGAGGGCCGTAAAGCCCGTCAGCACCAGCCCGCCGGTCGTGGCCGTACGGGTGACGGCTTCCGTGTAGATGCCCGCCTTGGGCTCCTCGTCCATCAGCGCGCAGTCGAGGGTCGCGGACTGGAAGCGCTCCTGCTCCATCGCATAGGTCTTGAACTCGATCTGACTGAACCCGCCGTGGACCGAGCGGATGATCGCGCGCTCTGCGCAACCGTCCTTGCCCCAACTCACCGCCTCGATGTCCTCGGCCGCCACGAACGCGCCCGGCTGCTCGCGCGTGCCGATCAGGTAGCGTTGCAACGAGTCGCGCACCTGCGTCGCCGTGACGCCCGCGGCCCACGCCATGATGGGCTTGGCGAACACGCGCCCCCGCCACCAGTGCGGGTACTTGCCCGTCAGGAAGCAGGCGAGCGCGTAGCACCATCCCAGCGACTTGCCGACACGGTTGGCGCCGAAGATGGTGCAGCGCTTGTAACTACGCGTCGCCTCCATCGCCTCCATGTGGCGGGGATAGTGGTACCGGGCGAACTCGCCGGAGTCGGCAAAGAACGTCTCCTTGAAGCCCTTTGCGAACGCTTCTGGGAGACGCGAGAGGTCGAGCACGGTTACATGGCCTCGATCCAGCCGCCTTGGACGGTGAAGTCCACATCGCTGGTGATGTCCAGCCGCACAGCAATCGGCTGCGAGCGGTCGACGTACAGGACGGTGTTGGGGTCTACGGTCGCGACCAGGAACGACTGGTTCGATGACGGCGCCGCCGAGACGATCGTGCCGCCCGCGACGTTGCCGCCCGTGAGGCCCGCGTCGCTCTGCAGAAGCCGCATGACGCCCCCAACAGCCAGCGTGCTGCCCTTGTACGTGCTCGATACCCTTGGCGTTGCCTTTTCCTTGCTGGCGGGCGTGCTGGTCAACGGCGCGGAGAAGGTGATCACCGCCTCCATTTCCCACGCGGTAGCGTCGGCGTAGGTGTCGACGTTCCACGAGGCCACGAGCGCCGTGCCGGACGATTGCTGGATCACTCGGGCTTGCGGCACGAACGGCAGCGGACCGCCGCTGGTGTTGGTGGCCGTGCCGAACACGCGAAAGCGCACTTGCGATCCAGCGTTCACCGAGTAGGCCGGGAACGAGAAGTTCGCCAGCGTGTAAGCGGCAGCCGTGTAGGACGCGTACTGGATCGTCGAGACGGTCGCCGTGCGCACCGACAGCGTGCTGTTCAGCGCCGCCTGCGCGTTGGGCGTCAGGCGGGAGCCTTGGATGGCGGCCGAGTCAGTGGGGAGGAGCATCGTGAGCAGCGCTAGCGCGCGGATCAAAGCAGCTGCACCGTGTCGAGTTCCGAGCCTCGGCCGACGGTTGTACTGCCGCTGGCCGCCTGCTGCGCCCACTGGAGCTGCAACACGCCGCCGTTCTGCACCTCGACCGTGCCCGTGACGAGGACACTCGTCCACGCGTTCGTGGTGCCGCCGTTGACGGCACTGGACAGCGCGGTAATCGGCGTGACAGCCGGGGCGACGCCGGTGGGGAAGTAGTAGGCGCACATCGCCACGTTGCCGACGGTAAGGCCCTGATCGGCGACGAGCTGGAGCTTGAGGCCGCCTGCTGCCGTCATGCTCGGGGTGGCGAGGATCATCGTCACGCGGTGGTTGCCTGCGCCGTACAGCTCCGTCCACATGCTGTCGTCGTTGACGAATGCAGTGGAGGCGCTGACGACCTGATTGGCCGGCTTGTAGGCCGACATGCTGTAGCCGAACGCCTGCCGGAGCATGGCGGTCACCTGGTTGGAGGTGAACGTGGCGTTCAGTGCGATTTCGGGGGTGCGGATACGCTGACTCATGGGTGTCTCCTGTCGAGGGGTCTTGTGCCCTGATTTGTGGAACCTCTTTCTCCCGTGTCGCCGGGATCACGCGTTTTACCTAAGTTATTGATTTAACTACCCTGCCTTGGCTTCAACTGGCAGTCGACTCCCGCGGCGGCGGCCGTCCCTGACTTCACAATTGCGTACAGGATTCCACCGGGGATAACGACCGATACAGGGCCGCCAGAACTCAGGATCACGGGCGTGGCTGCAAACGGATCGATGAATGGGATGTTGCTCGTCGTCTGCGCGGCCGGAAGGCGTACTTCGCACGTCTCGCCCACGCCCCACGTACCGACGAGGTACAAGACGATGGAGTCGGCCTCTTGGCCTTGCAGCTGCTGGGTTACGGCAGCCGTGGTAAGCCCGATAACGGGATTGGGGGCGCTCATGTAGTCTCCTGTAGCCTCTTGAGCAGGTCGCTGGCCCACTGCACGAGCGTGGGGCGGTAGGTGGGGTGGCTGTTCGCCATCGTCACGAGCTGGTCGGCGATGACCTGTGGATCGGCGGTGGGAGCGATGGAGCCGGAGTGTTCGAGCTGCGTGCGCTCGCCGTACTTCTTCGGCTTGAGCTTGCTGGCAATCCACTTGCGGGCGTCGACGCGCAGCCGGGAGCGCTGGTAATGCTCGCCGTTGAAGCGGTAAGCCTCTTGCGCGTTTTCGTCGCCGTGCTCGGCGATCCAGTCGTTCGTGCCGTCATCCGCGATGTCGATGATTTCGTCCGCCAACGACTCGGCACACTGGTCTTTGGCTACCGCGTAGTTGTCGGCGAACTCTTTATGTCGTTGAAGCCAAACGAAAAACGTGTGCCTGCATGGCGCCCAATCCTCTTTGCAGAGGACGTTGACGGACTTGCCTTCGGAAATCGCAGCCAACAGACGGGCCGCGACCTCGTCGTTGTAGTCGGTGGGACGGCCGCCGGGGTGCTTGGCGGGCTTGGTGTCGCTCACTCGGATGCCCACCCTTCGTGCTTGTACTTCTGGCCGTCGATGCTGACCACGACGACCTGTCGGCACGCGTCCTTGCCTTCCTCGCGCGCGTAGGTGCTGATCGACACCCACTCGATAGGCTTGCAGTTCTCGTGCAGTTCTTCGGTGTTCATGCCGTCCCCTCGCACTCTGCGATTTCCAGTAGCCATTTCTGGAGCATGTCCCTGTCCTCCGCGTCGGTGTCCTTGAGGCCGACGACCTGTAGCCAGTCGAACGAGTTGGCAATGCAGACCGGCTGCATGGGGTCGTGCGCGGTGAGCACGTACGCGAGCAGGCGGCGTTCGATCGGCTTGTCCACGGCGCTTACACCCCGTCCTCGTGCTCGTCCCGCTCGGCGGGGCGGCTGAGCCAGTCGGCGAGCGCGAACAGGGCCAGCGCGATCGACACAGCGCCAGCGAGGATGCCGAGGTAAGCCATGTCAGCCTCCCTGAATCGCGTTGTGCTGCGCCTGCGCGAACGCGTGCGCAGCCGCTTCCTCGTCCGGCGTCGGGTCGCGGTTCTCGTCGACGATCGTTTTGCAGAAGGCGACCCACTGCTGGACGAGCGCGTAGTCCTCGGCCGTCTCCGGCACGATGCGCAGGACGCCCTGAAGGACCATGCTGATGAGCTGGAGCGTGGCGGCGTTCACTTGCTGGCCTCCTTCGTGGGCGTGAGCGACGCGAGGAAGGCAATCGCCGTCCGCGTCGCTGCCATGATCTTCTGCACTTCGGTGGCGTTCGGGCCGAGCGTCTTCAGCTCCGTGCGCGCGGCCTCCTTCATGTCCCACGCCTTCGCGTCAGCCGCCTTCAGGCGTTCGGCGATGTCCTGCCGCTTGCACGGGACGGCCGTGAGCGGCGCGGTGCAGGTCGGATAGGCGAGGTAGCGCGTGACTTCGTGCGCGGCGAGGCCGTAGGCGACGTCGAGTTCGACCGCGGCGGTGGCGGCGCTGTTGGGCTTGGGGAGCGTGTTCGCACAGCCGCCGATGCAGATGAAGCCGGCGAGCGCGAGGGCGGTTAGCAGATTTCGCATACCGCCTCCAGCTTCGAGTAATCGCCGTACGTCACGGCCGAGGCGATGAAGTCGGCGACCTTGGCGAGGTAGGTTTCCGAGGTATCGCGCTGCTCCTGCGTCATGGTCAGCGATGCCTGTTCCAGCTTGCCGATCGCGCTGCGGGCAGTGCCGCCATTTCCGATGATGACTGTGGACATGTCAGGGTGCCTCCTTCTTGATGGTTGCGGAAATCTCTTGGATGCGCGTGCGGTAGATGTCGGACCACGCTTTCAGGTCGTGTAGGTCCGGGAGAATCATGATCGCAAGCAGGATCAGTCCAAGAAACGTGAAGAAACAAGCAGTTACAGCGGCTGCTCCCCAAGGGCCGAGGCCGGCTGTCTTATGGATGACGGTCTGTGTGTTGTTACCGCGATTCTCCATCGCGGCCGCCATCGATGCACACAGCGCGTTGACTTGGTCTACGAGCAGGTCGAGCTTGACCGTGCTCGGGTCGCGGTCGTCATCCTCGACGGGAATGCCCATTCGCGTTCCCCATGTACGCGTCGAAGCGGTCAGTCAGCTTGTTGATGGCGGCGGTGAGGGTGATTAGCGCCTGATCGTGGCGGCCGTGGATGCCGGCGTAGTCGCGCGCATCGCGCTCCAGCCGATCCACGTCAGCCCGGAGTTGGGTGATTTCTTCCTTGGGCGTGCGCGCAAGCCATGACCCGAGCAGGGCCACGACGGAAATGCCGAGCGCGAGCCATTCCGAACTCATCACGCGTCCGACCATCGCTGAACGCTAAGCGGCACGCCAAGCTCGTCAGCGCATTCCGACTTGGCCATGCAGCGCATTGCATCGTCCACCCATTCGCATTCCTTAAGGAGCGCGCCAAGTGTACGCATCGCCGGGAACACGTCCGCGTAATTGACGATGGGTTTAATCACGGCTTGCCGAGTCCAGGCTGGATGATGACGCGGGCGAGCATGCCGAAGAAGCCGGACGCGCCGGACATCCACCGCAGGGCCGCATCGGCCCACGTCGGCAGGAGGTCATGCACTTCCGGGTGCTCGGTCACGTACGCCGCACTGGAGCCGAGGATCAGCGCCAACATCCACAGGCGCATGCTCCAGAGCTTCGTCCAGTCGCCGGCCTCGGGGACCAGCTTCACGTCGGGCGGAACGGGGAGGTTCATGCGGCAGGCTCCGAGAAACGATACTTCTCGACGAATCCGGTCTGCCGATTGAACCACGACACTTCGTAGCTGGTCTTCTTTTTGATCGGGAACTTCAGGGAAGACTGAATGTAGCCGGCCGTGTGGATTGCAGGCGCCACGGCAACGACACCAGCAACGCTGGCCACCGCTGCGCAGGGAACGGCCGCAGCCGTCCGCAGGAATTCACGTCGATTCATTTCGCATCCTCCTCGTCGGGCGTCTCGTACAGCCGTTTCTCCGCCTTCCGGCGGCGGGTGAGGCCGGTGTCTCTGTGACCTCCGGCGTGATCGTACAGCAGCAGCGCGTCGCCCGGCGTGCTCTCGATCCCCCGCAGCGCCATCCCGAGCGACCGATGCGTTTGCAGGATGCCGGTACCGAGGTTGAAGCAGGCCGAGCACAGCGCGTCGAACTGGTTTTGCGTCAGCGGGATGCCGACGTTGTTCACCCCGACCTCGACCGGCGAGAGGTCGAAGCGCAATAGCTCCTCGGCCTGATGCTCGGTGATGTGGTCGTCCGGCTTGACATCTCCCGTGTGGCCGTAACCGATCGTCCACGGCGCTCCGGAGAGCAGCCGGACGGGCTCGGGCAGGTCGGCAAGGATTGCCGAGGCTGGCTCCATGCCCCACCGCCTGCGCACGCTCTGCGATTGCAGGGCGAGGTCCGAGCGCGGGTCCGGGTACGCGTACAGCCGCAGGGCTTCCCAACCCTTGATGAACTGGAGGCCGTGTTCGCTGATGGTGCGGAACATGCGGACTCCGGTGGAAGAACGCCGACCCTCCGGGTCCGGAGGAAGGGGGCGGACCGCACGAACGGCGCGCTGCGGGCGCGTGGCAGGGAGCGAGGGGGAGGTCCCTCCCTGCCTTCCGTTCGGGAAGGTCGGCGATGCGAAAACAAAAACGCCCGGTCCAAAGCGGATCGGGCGGGAGTGAGGAACTAGACTAGGGGATGGGCTACGAATTACGAGCGCGAGGCTGTCGTTGCGACGACTTCGAGCACTCGCACATTCCAACCGATTTCAGTTCACAAGTCAATATCCCTGCGAATGCCAGCACGCACCTCCATGCATGGCGGTGGGTCCCCGTAGCAGCGCATCACTCCCGCTATGTCACGCACGAGGAAACCTGAGGGCGCCCCGCCCGATCGCGCGAGAATGAACACCCCCGACCCATCGATTCTTTCCGCCTCGTAACCCGTCGCGTCTCTCGCATTCACTTCTCGTTCCTCCATTGCACGTTGTGTTCCGCCCCGAAGGCGGCGATCAGCTCCAAGCACTCCGAGCATTCGGCCTCCGTCAACTGCCGGCTACTGGCGCCGAGCACGACGAACCCGCCGTCGATGCCGGGGACGACCTTCTGTCCCTTGCGGAAGCTCGCGACGAACATGTGCCGCCAGTCGTCCCGCGTCAGGCGTTGGCCATGCCAGACCACCTGCTTGGCGACATCCCCGCACATCGCGTTCAGGCGGTCGTTCTGCGCGCCGTTGCGCCTGCGCGGGGCGTTCGCGCCGGAGCCGACCAACACCTGCACCGATCCCGCGTCGGCCACTGCGGCTCGCACAGCGCGCTCCAGCTCCACCAGCCCGGCGCGCAGGGTGGCGGCGGTTAGGGTGAACGAGGCGGCCATTCGCCATCCAGCGACAATACGATGCGTAAATCAAGATCGGGGATCGAAGCCCATGTCAAAGCCATGGACACACTTCTGATTTCGAATGTCGTTCGCTCGCTGGTTGGCTCGTAGGCCTGACAGTCCGTCGCCTCCTTCGCGTTCATTCCGGCACCTCCAATTGCGACCAGTCCTCGACGATATAGCCCATGCGCTCTATCGACTCTTTGTCATCCCTCAAAAGGTTTGTGTAGTAGACGGTTTCAAGCTCCGGACGCATGGACCTCTCCAGCGCATACGTGACTTCCGGGTCGCGCGTAGGACCGTGTTCCAAGCGAATTGGAAGCAAGTAGAGCGTAGCGATAGAAGCTCTCATTCCGGCACCTCCAAGAGGACAACGCGACCGAACATCCCGCGCTCGCGCAGTTGTTCGATCATCCGGGCACATTCGGGACTCCACCGCTTGAGGCGGGCGCGGTTGTTGGCGGCGACGGCCTCCTTGTCGATGTTCCGCCTGCGGCAATCGGCTTGGATGCGCTCGATCGCCGAGAAGATCGGGGCGAGGTCGTCAGTCACTGTCGGTATCTCCCGCCAGTCGCGCCCTGAGCCATCCCTCCGGCTGCTGTAACCGCAAAGGCATCCATACGCCTAGCCAAAGAAGCGCGCGAATGGCGTGACTCATGTCAACTTCGCGCAGGACGGCCATGCCGTCCAACTCGGTCGGGTGGCTCATGCGGTCCTCCGTGTGCGGCGTATCCAGTAGCAGTGCTGCAGGAACTTGGATCGCGCCATACAGGCGTCCATGCGATCCCAAATGGCGGCCTGCATGTCTCTCCACGCATCCGCAGCCAACATCTGCGCCGTCTCCGGCAACTGGCCGCGGTGCGCGAGGTGGCGGACGCGGGCGGCGGTGAGTTCTACGTCAGTCATACGGTTTCCCCTCTCGTTTTGGAACGCCAGTCGGTATCGTCCCATGCGCCTTTTCCCATGTTGCAATCGACGCACAGGACTTGCAGGTTATCCGGGTCCAGCGACAGCTCGGGATGCGTGTAGCGTGGCTTGATGTGGTCGACGTGAAGCGGGTTGTCCGGCATTGCCCGCGCTCCGCAGCACTGGCAGCATCCGTCCGCCCTGCGAAGGGCGAAGTACCGCACCTGCCGCCACTCGTTCGATTCGTAGAATCCTTCGTCCTTGCGGTAATCCGGGCTGCGCTTGGGCATCGGCGGTAAGTAGGCGGGACGAACCACCAAAGGCTTCCGAGGCGGCAGGTAGGTCTTTCGTGCCGCGTCCTTGATGGACGATCTTTCGGCGTGGTAGTCCATCCCGAGAAATGCAGCGTATGTCTTCAACTTCGACCCTTTGAAACCATGCGCTGCCAATGCTTCGGCGACCTGAGCGCACGTCGCTTTGTTGGGCAGGCCAAGTTTTCTACGCACTCCCTTGCGTAGTTGATTCTTCAACCTGTTCAACTGTTTTCTAGGAGTATTGGTCACTTGGCTTATACCCACTGATCCTTCGGTTCGACAAAGCCGAGCCTTCCCTCGGCCGGACAGGCTTTCGGGGTTCTCGGCTTCGGGTGATCCTTTCGGACAGACCGTAGCCCGGTGGCTTCTACTCTTTCGCTACCGCCACGCACGCCGGCAGCGCCGCTTTCTCGACCCCTCGGTTTCCCGAGGCCCTGGTAACGGAGTTCCCGACGCAGCCAGTGGCAAGGCTAAGCGACCCTGCGCCGGGAGCCGGCTGGGAGCGATTCTGAATGGAAGGAGTGGGAGACTTGCAGGAGGGGCAGAAGCGTGTATGCTTGCTGCGCCCGGTGCCGTTCACACCGCAGCCATCCGTCGGGAATCGCCCTTCGCCGACGTAACGCCCCGAGCACTTCCGTGCCGGGGCGTTTGTTTCTGGAAAACGTTCTACTCGTCTCCGAAACGAAACACAAGACCCTAGTTGATCCACGCCGCCGGCGCTTGGCAGACGTTGCCCGAGCACGCCGGCTGCTTGCCCGGATCGGTCTGCGCGATGTTGAGGTAGTACACCCCGCCCGGACGCAGGACGCAGGACGTAGCCGGAGATGCCCCGGAAAGCGTCCAGAACACGAGCTGCGCGTCGGCGGCGGGTACCCCCTGTACCCTACAGCCAGTCGACGGCAGATGCGCGGAGAAGTCGCCGCAGGCGCTGGAAACGGCAACGGTAATCGGCAGGCTCCCCGGCCATGCGCTGGGCGCCATCCACCGGCCGGCACTGCGCGGGTCGATGTCGGCGGGGACGGTGAAGCGCAGGCCGATGTAACTCGACGGCCGGAACGCCATATACCGCGGGGCGGAGCCGGCGAGGCCTGGGAAGGGCAGCACCGGTCCCGGGGCGCCGCTGTTGTAGCTGTAGACCGCGCCGTACTCGTCCAGCCGTACCGCAGGGCGGGTCGAGAGCGACGCGCCGTAGGCGATGTTGCTGACCGTCAAGCGCGTGCGCGGGATGCCGTCGAGCGTCGCCGAGGCGGGACAGCCGACGGGAGCGGGTGGGTCGAATCCGTTCGCGAAGATCGTGCCGGGCTCTGTCTGCGACAGGAACAGCGCGCCGCCTCCGATCGCCGCAGCGACCGCGAGCGCGACGGGAAGTCGTTTCAGGTTACGCATGGTCTTCCTCCTTCGGTAGCGTGAAGCGCAGCCCCACGGGCCGCGCGTACAGGGATTCCAGCTCGTCTGCCGCGTCGTTCAACAGCTTCGCATCCTCGCGGTCCCACAGCAGCTCCGCCAGCACGCGCAGGCGGCCGGGAATGTTTTCATTCGTCATCGCCGATCACCTTCTCGTACAGGAACAGCAGGAGCAGCGCTCCGGCGAGCGTCACGCCGAACGCAATGGCGCCCATTGTGCCGATGACGGTACCCACGATCTTGATGGCGGTCACGATCCGCTCTCCTCAACGAGCAGCCGCACGCGGTGGCCCTTGAATTCTTTGGGTAGAACTTCGTCGTATAGCCACACGAGTTCCCGCCCGTGCTCGCCTTCAACGTATGTGTCTCGAACAGGCGCCTTCTCGATCCTCTCCCGCAGCTCTGCCAGCTCGCGCTCGGCTTCATCGCGAGAGGCGCACAGTCTGCGCAGTTCTACGCTGTCTCGGCCATGCTGCTCCTTCCAACCGGCAACCTCCGCGCGCAGGCGTTCGATTTCGTCGCGCATATCTTGGATCGCGATGATTGCGCGCCCATGCAACTGATCGGCATCACTCACGGCGGCTCTCCTTGCTGCGGATGAACGATTGGAGGGCTGTGAGGATTTCGGCGTAGTGAATGTACTCGACTCCGCGACATCCTTGCTCAGCAAGGGCCGTGAGGAACCCCTCCACATCATCAGGAGTCACCGTCCGCAACGCCTCGTTCTCGGCGCGGAGGGCGGCAATCTCGCGCGTCAGAATCTGCACGTCGTTTTCAGCGCGTTCGTATGCTGCTCGCGCTTGCGCAATCTCGGCCTCGTCGGCGCGGAGTTGGGCAACGGCTTGCCATACCGCCGAATCACAGTCGGTGGAGCTATGCCCGAAACGCTCCAAATCGTCCGCAAGCATCTCCCGCTCGCTCGTCTGGCGGTCGTTGGTTGGGGCGGTCATGGCCGCAGCGCTACGACGGCAGCTGTGCCAGCGTCGGTGTCGAATTCCAGCGTTACATATTCGCTGTATTCCACCCACTTCTCCAACGCCGAATTCACGCGCTCTCGTCGCTGCTCGCGCACCGCATCGCGCTCATCCTCGTGCAGGTCTACCGACTTCATGCTTTCGTCAACAGCGTCAGCGACGCCATCAAAGAAGCCGTCAGGGTCTTTCAACTGAATGCGGAACTTCATACATCCTCCTTCCAATCCGGGCTACCCATCGCAGCCCTTACGTTGTTGAGTGCGGTGCGGCCTGCGGGGGTGAGTCGCGTCAGGCCCGCGGTCGCAGGCTCGATCCATCCGCGGTTGAAAAGCCGCGTGTACATAGGCGAAGGCGTTCCCTCCGCTCCGCTCTCGATGTAGCAAAGCCAGTCGTACTCCGCCTGCGTCATCCTCGGCGCAGCGCGGGCGGCGTGGCCGCGGGGCGTGATGTTGTAGCAGTTCATAGGCGCATCTTCGAGAAACCCGCCGCGCACAAGTTCAGATAGCATGCGGTCGGAAGCGTTGCCGTAATCACGCAGCGCCTTCTCTCTCGCCTTCGTCAGCCCTACCGTGCTCATCGCGGCTTTTCCCGAGAATGCTCCTTTACGTATATCCCGATCCATCCTTGGGGTGAAAACCAGTGGGCGACGATCGAGAGAGCAAGACCAATCACGATCAGCCACGCTAACGACTTCGCCTCCCATTCCGAAAGATTCATCCTTCCCCCTTCGCCGCTGCGCTGCGGGCGAGTTCTTTAGCGTGTTGCAGCACTACAAGCATCCGGTCGGGTTCGTGCGACCACGGAAGTGACTCGCGGAACGCCTGCGCAATCGCCCAATCCGGCGGCTCTCCGTTGGGAACGGCTGGCGGCGTGGGGGCGGCGGCGAGCATCGATTTCCACAGCGAGAATGGCAGGAAAAAATCGCCTTCGTGGTCCTTCGTGGCAGCGATACGCATTGCCTCAGTTGCAACGCGCGGCACCAGCACCCACCCATCCGGCGGCTCTCCGTTGGGAACGGCTGGCGGCGTGGGCGCGGCGGCGAGTACGTCGCGCATCGTGACCCACGCATTGCGTGCTGCGCGCTGCGCCGTGCGGTGCTGAGGCGTACGGCCAACTTCAAGATCGCAACGGATCGAACGCGCGCCGGCCTCGATCATGTCATGCGAGGGCTCGCGCTCCGGCACGCTCCCTCGGCTCTCGCTTGCGACGGGAGCGGTGGAGGCGCGGCGGTTCCACGATGATCCAGACCGATCGCCTTCATCGCTAGATTCATGCCGGGCTCCGCAATCAGTGCACGAAACGATGCACGACCTGCGCTGCGTTCCAGTGCGCTCGAAGTAGGCATCGCCACCGCAAAACGGACACGGCAACAGCGCGGCGGGGGTATCGTTCGCCACGTTCGTGGCTCCTTTGTCGTTGTTCGTGTTCATGGCAGCACCCGGTGGGGATGGGCGGCGGGGGAGAAGGGGATGATTTCGGCACCCGAGACGATGACAAACTCCCCGATTTCATTATAAAAAACTTTGCCGGTAATTCGCTCATCGCCGATCTTTGCAACGATCTTGGCTCCATCCGGATAGCACGCCTTGATCCGCTCGGACGCTTCCAACAGGATGCGCTGCGGTTCGTCGTTGGTGCGGAGTTCGTTGGTCATTGGTCACCCCAATACGACACTTCGTTGTCCACCACTTCGGCCGGTGAAAGATCGTCGTTAAACGAATCGTCGTCCTGCGCGGCAATGCCGTACCCGGTGCGCAGCGGAAGCCGAGCGAATGTCCAGAACTTCAACGCGACGCGGATGTTCCAAATGAAGCGCTTCATGTGTGTTCTCCCTGCCGCTGTTGGGCGGCGATGGCTTCCTTGATGGCATCCCGCAACGTCGGCCCGCTACCAAGCAGCGTCCATGAATTGCCGTCGTCTTTGGTAATGCGGACTTCGTAACCATCGACAACGTAGAGGAATTCAACGCTGCCGTGCAGCGTATGCATCGCTTCTATCCAGTCCAACGCAGCCATGTCCGCATCCTGCCCGCAGGACGGCTGTTCTGCGATGGCGTCCCACGTATCAGCCTTGCCTCGCGTTGCGATCTTCGCGACACCATTGGTAGCGACGTCGGACGGGCGCCAGATGCATTCGCATGCATGGCACAAGTGCGAACGGTGCGGCGGGTTTGTCCAGTGCACGTCCATGCGCACCGACAGTCCTTCGTCGCGCTCATATTCTTCCGGCGCGTCGACGTGCTGCTCGCCGCATTCCGGGCAGAACAGCAGCATGTCGATCGGCTTCGCATCGCTCCCGGCAGGCAGGCCGCGCGGGAGGGCGGATTCGAGGGCGGCGCGGATGATCCGCATGTCGTTCAGCGATCCGGCATACGTGGCCGACGTGTACGGCACGGAAAGAAGTTCGCGGCTCGGGTCTAGCAACGCATCCATGCGATCCAATGCGCCCACCACCTCATCCGCTATCGGCCGCCGCTCCGGCTTGGAAAGTTCTTCGTCGTAGCACTGGCGCAGATCGCGCAGGCAGTCCATCGCGACCACTGCCGTTGGGTTCGGCGTGCATTCCACGTCGCCGCCTGCGATGCGGAACACTTCCAGCGCCGAGCACTGTTCGCCCTGCGCGGGCTGCGGGTGGGTGTACAGGCGCTGACCGCCGCGTCCCCTGCAAACCTCGTCCTCCGTCCCCTTGCGAACGAGAATCACGCCTTCCTTATCTACGATCACGCAGGGCACCGGCGCAACCGCCTCCGCCCCTTCGCTGCTCGCGCTTCCTTCGGCGAGGAGGGCATCGTGTTCATCCGTCGTCAAGCAGTCGTAGGCGGCGAGGGCGCTGTCGCATAGGAGTCCAAATTCCACGTCCATAGATCGGCGCAGCGCATTCGCCAGCGCATCCATCACCTTCAGGATTTCTTCCCGCTCCCGCGTGTTCATGCCTGCCTTCCTCCGTCGTTGTGATGTTCGCATCCTACGTGCTTGACAAGGCCTTGTCAAGCGATTATCCTGTGTGCTACAGTGCTTCGCACGACAAGGGAAACGACATGCCACGCAAGCGCCTCCGCGTACACAAGACCCGCCTGCTGCGCCTGTTCGGCACGCAGCGGGCGATTGCCGAAACCCTGCGCATTTCCGTCCAAGCCGTCCAGCAGTGGACGTACGTGCCGGAGAACCGAATGGACGAGCTGCGCGAGCGCCGGCCGGAACTGTTCGAGAAGGAGGGGAAGTCGTGAAGCAGGAATCCCAACGCAAGCGGGATGCGCTCGTACATTGGCTAAGGACAGGCGAGGAGCCGGAGGACGCGCAAGGGCACGTCGATGCGTACGACCAAAGTGCGTGGTACATCGAGCGGCGAGACGGGAAGACCGTCTGCTGTTTCGCTGGCGCGGCATGCGTTTGGTGGGGCAACGATGGCGAATTCATGCTCTACAAGGCAGCATGCGATCATTTCGGATTCGATCACAAGGAAGCGTTCAGGGACGATATTTTTGCTTTGCGCAAGGGTGTTTCCGCCAACACCGCCGCTAGCGTTTTCCTGAACTACTGCAAGACTGGAAAAACTGGGTGGGAGCGTTAACCATGACGCAACGCGCCCTGATTCTCTCCCGCATGCAGGCGTTGATGGCGCTCGGGCTGGAAGGCACGCCGTCGATGGCGGTGATCGAGCGAACGGCCGAAGTGTGGTTGAAGCACCTTGGCATCTACAGTGAGGCGCGCCTGTCCGCCGCGTTCGATGCGGTCGAGCGCACGGCCACACGCTGGCCCCCCGTGGCAACGATCCGCGGCGCGCTGCCGCCGGAGACGAAGCATGAGCGCGGGCAGAAGGTGGTGAACATCGGGACGCCGTTAGGCGTACAGGCGCAGATCGACGGGCTGACCAACTACTTCAAGAGGGGGATGCCGTGAAGCTGAAAGACATTCTGCGAATCGTCCGGACGCCCGGATGCTGGATCAGGAATTTCCATACATCGCGCGTACTTAGCGCGTGGATCAACGAACAACTCGACGCCGGCTACGCGCCCGTGCGTGAAGACCATTTCACCATCACGCTGAATGGCGTAGAGCTGTGGGGCGCCAACTGGCCTTATGCCTTCGGAACGCTGGAAGGTGGTAGTGAACTCGGGATGCCGGACCGCACGACCAATTTCCGCATCGTCGATGCGATGCCGTGCGAATCGACCGAGGAGAGAGTCCGCCGTATTCTGGCGAAGGCAGGTGCGCCGTGAACAAGCTCACCGAAGCCGTAACCACCGCCGCACTCGCCGCCTGCGTCTCGGCCGCGATCGGACTCGTGTTTGGACTGTTTCTGCGAGGTGCGCTGTGAGCACCGAACGCATCGACGTGGAAGCGTTGCGCGGGCATACACCGGGGCCGTGGAAATGGTGGGATTCGTGCAGTTTCCGCCGCCTTTCGCACGAAGGCGATGGTGACGTTCTCGCGCCGGTGGTGCAGCAATCAGACGGGCATCCAGACGTTCATTTCCGCAATGGTGGATATACCGGGCCTGATGCCCGCCTCATCGCCGCAGCCCCCGCCCTACTCGCTGAGGTAATCGAGCGCCGGGCGCGTGATGCCGCTGTGGCCGAGCTGGTGAAGCATGCGCACACTGCCGCCGCGCGCCTGTGGGGCTCGGACGATTACCACGATCGCATGGCTGGCGATTCTCTATCCGATGCCCTCGCCGCCGTCCAAGGAGCGCAGCCGTGAGCGCCCTGAACGGCTTCCACCTCGATCCGCCCGACTGGAACGACAACCCGCCGTCGCAGGCCAACATCGACGACGCGGTCACGGAGGTATTCGAGGACGAGGACTATCTCGGCGAAGTGCTGGCGGAATCGCCGGCCATCGCGGGGTATGCTGCGCACCTGCTGAAAACGTCCTCCGCCTTCCGCACAGCCGTGCTGGTGCACGCGAAGGAGCGGATCGAACGCAGGGCGCAGGAGTTGGCGGACAGGGAGGCGCAGGACGCGCGAGACGACGAGGACGACCACCGCGCCGCGTTGGCGCATGACGAGGAGTAGGACATGAGCACCATTCGCATCAGCGAGAAGAAAGGAACGTACAAGTACCGCCGCTTCATGCGCGACGGGACGACAGAAGAACGCATCGCAGTGATCCGCAGCAAGTCGGCGGACCGCAAGCGCAGCAAGACCACGGGCCGCAAGCTCTAACAAACGGGAGTACGACAAGATGAACACGATCTATCGACAGGGTGATGTGATGCTGCGTCGTATCGACGCACTGCCGGCGCAGGCGGCTGCGATCCCGCCGACCGAGCCGACGCGGGTGATCCTCGCGTACGGGGAAGTCACCGGGCACGCTCACGCGATCGACCCGACGGAAGCGGTCGAGTACACGATGCAGGACGCGGCGAATGTCGTGCGGCGCTTCCTGTCCGTCGCGGGCGGTGCGCAGGTGCGTCACGAGGAACACGCCACCGTGGACCTGCCGGCTGGTATCTACGAGGTCATCCAGCAGGTGGACTACTCGCCGGGCGCCATTCGCGCCGTCGCCGACTGACACAACCCACCACGAGGAAGAAGGGGATCAACATGGCAGAAAATCAGGAAGTGATCCGCACGCCCGACTACGTCGCCGGGCCGTTGTCCGAGGACGAGAAAGCGCGCTTGCGCGAGGTGGCAGCGTACTGGACGGAGGTCGCGTTCCGCTCTACGCCGATCGACGAGGCGAAGATCGGCCCGGCGATCCAGTCGCTGTACGTCGCCTCGGGCCTCTCGGCGCCGCAGGTGATCGTCGTGTCGTCGCCGCTGGTGATGGCGGTCGCAGGCGGGTTCACGTCTGCGATCAAGCAGGCGAAGGCCGAGGACGCGTGCTTGAAGCGCATCAGCGACGCCAGCCAGAAGCAGCCCTTCGGGCCGCTGGAGTGGCAGGTGGTGCAGGCGGTCGTCTCGGCGTTGACGGGCAGTACGCTGCCCTACGCGCCGCCCGGCAAGGATTCGCCGATCCCGGAAAGCCGCCCTGCAATGGCGCGGGCGCTGGCCGAGACGATCGGCGGCAGCACGCTCGCCAAGGCGATGATCCAGCGCATGCGCGAGTGGGAACAGCACTACCAAGGCGGCAACATGATGGCAGCGTGGCCCTCGTACCTGTGCGGTCTGCGGGACGTGCTGGGCCTGCGCCTGCCGCAGGCGGAGAAGTTCGCCGCGTGGGAGGCGTGCGCCAAGGAGGGTGGCTTCCGCTGGATGGGGGACGACTTCTGCATGGTGTCGGACTTCCCCGCGCAGCGCATCGGCATGGACGCGAGCAACCGCCTGCACAACGCGGACGGACCGTCCTACGTGTTCCGCGACGGCTGGCGGGGCTATCACATCCACGGCGTCGCCGTGCCCGCGCTCGTCGTCGAGGAGCCGCAGAAGATCACCGTGTCGATGATCGAGAGCGAACGTAACGCCGAAGTGCGGCGTGTGCTGACGGAGAAGTACGGCGCGGGGCGCTATCTCGTGGACTGTGGCGCGAAGGTCGTCAGCCACGACGAATACGGCATCCTCTACCGCAAGGAACAGCTTGACGACGAGCCGCTGGTGATGGTGCGCGTGCTGAACTCCACGCCCGAGCCGGACGGCACGATGACGCGAGACGAGGCGATCGCCACCTTCGGCCCGGCGGCGCATCTGGCAGCGAAGGCGACGCGGGACACGCGGTGGAAGGAATATTTCCTGCGCGTCGACCCGGACCTGCGCCCGATGCGCGCAGACGGCTGGCGCGGCGATCCGCAGGCGCCGACGGCCCGCAATGCGGTGGCGAGTACCTTCGGATTGCGAGGAGAGGAAGATGGATACGCCCCCGCGTTCGAGTCGTGAGGCGACGACTCCTCCTTGGTCGGATATTCCCTACATGCGCGACGACCGCGTACTGATCGGCATGGAAGAATGTGGAGTAGCTAGGGAATGGATAGGTCTTTGGATGCATCGGGAGGTAACCCGTGAGCTTGCATGACGAGTACATCGCGGACCTGCTGCGACAATGCAGGGAGCACGTACCGGCCGAGCTGGCGCGGGCGGTGGACGACGGCATCGCGAGCCTGTCGAACGCGCGTGGATCGCGCCTGCGACAGGACTGGACGCCGAGCAGCCTGACGTGGCGGTGGGCGATGGACGAACGGCCGGACCTCGTGATCCAGCAGCAGCTCGATGCGTTCCGCGACTACTGGTGCGCCAAGCCGGGGAAGGATGGCCGCAAGCTCGACTGGAATGCGACGTTCAAGAACTGGATACGCAACGCCCGATCGATGAGCGGCCGGATGCCGCCCGCGTCGCGCACGGAGGCGGCGATCGGGGCACTCGAACGCATGAAAGGAGGCTGACCGTGTGCTACGACAACATCGAGGAAATCGGCGAGGCGGTGGAGGCGCTGCGTAAGGCAAAAGCGCAGCATGCTCAGGCGCTGGAAACCATTCGTGAAAACCACGGCATGGAATCCATCGCGCTGACCGATTTCGTCATGACGGCTTCGGAGTATGCGCTCCTCCACGAGCGCCGCGTGGAAATCGCAGCGGCTCGTCTCAACGAGCTGGTGACGCCCGTGAAGCGCGTCGAGCCCGGCGACCGCGCGAGGGAGATTGAGGCGTTGAACAGCCGGCGCGGGCTGGAAAGTCAGGAGACGAGGACATGAACTGGAAGAACCCGAGTGAGGCGCTGCGGCACCTCGAAGAAACCCGCGAGCGGCAACGGAAGGTGCTCGCCGACTACCTGCAAGGACGCGAGTACGCCGAAATGGAAGCGGCGTCCGCAGACGACTGGTCGGACGAGGACTGTTCCGACCTTGGCTAGACGAACGAACCCCTAACGAACACGAGAGAACGAACATGCCTCTGAAATATCCATCCACCGGCGGCGGTGACTTCAAGAACCTTTCGGCCGGATCGCATCTCGCCTTCTGCATCCTGATCGCCGACATCGGATTGCAGCCCGGTAGCGGCCAATACCCTGCACCGAAGCACCAGGTTTACTTCCGTTTCGAGGCACCGAACGAGCGCACCGAATACGAGAAGGACGGTCACAAAGTCGAAGGCCCGATGACGATCGGCACGACCTACACGGCGTCCATGTCGACCAAGGCGAACCTGCGCAAGCACTTGGAGAGCTGGCGCGGCCGCCCGTTCTCGGATGCGGAAGCCAGCGAATTCGACGTGTCATCCCCGCTCGGAAAGCCCTGCATGATTACGGTCGTGGAGGAGGAGCGCAACGGCAAGACCTACTCGAACATCAAGGGCATCGCACCCGTGCCCAAGGGCATGCCCGTGCCGGGAGGTCCCGAGAACACGCCGATGTACTACGCG